CAGGCACCAGTTGATCCCAACTTCGTCGCGCTTCAGAACGAACTCATCAAGATTCGGGGCGAAGTGACGGGCTGGAAGCAAGCGCAGGAAGAGGCGCAAAACGCCGTCCTTCTTGACGAGGTGCACGAGTTCTCGACGAAAGCAGAGCATTTCGAAGCCGCGCGGCCGACGATGATCCAGCTCCTACAGAGCGGCGTCGCGACCACGTTGCAAGAAGCCTACGACAAAGCCCTGCGTCTTGATCCCGAGCTTTTCGCGGCGTCGCAGCAAGCCACACAGGCAGCGGCGATGGCCGATCGAAAGGCGACGGCAGACAGGGCGGCGAAAGCCGCCAGGGCAGCCGCTGTTTCGGTGCGCAGCTCCACACCCGGAGCGCCTGCGACCAACAAGATGGCGGACCGCCGTTCCCTCCTGGCCGAGCAGTTCGACGGGCTCTCGGAGCGGCTCTAACCAAACCCTCTGTAAGGAGTGCCAGACATGGCGTTCGCGAACAGTTCGATCAGCGATATCATCGCGACGAACATCCAGTCGCGTTCCGGCGAACTCGCCGACAACGTGACCAACAACAACGCGCTGCTGCGTCGCCTCAAGGAGCGCGGCAACGTCAAGACGTTCTCCGGCGGTAACGTCATCCTGCAGGAGATCATGTATAACGACACGTCGACCAACAACACGAACAGCTACTCGGGTTACGAGGTGCTGAACGTGTCGCAGAACTCGCCGATCAGCGCGGCGCAGTTCTCGATCACGCAGTATGCGTCGGCGGTGTCGATCTCGGGCCTGGAGATGATCCAGAACTCGGGCAAGGAGGCGATCATCGACCTGCTCGACGGGCGCATGTCCGTCGCGGAGGCGCAGCTCGCCAACCGCATCGGCGGCGACATCTACCTCGACGGCACCGGCAACTCGGGCAAGAACATCACCGGCCTCGCGGCGGCGGTGCCTGACAGCCCGTCCACCGGCACCTACGGTGGCATCAGCCGCGTGACGTTCTCGTTCTGGCGTTCGGTCGCCTACTCGGGCGTTACGAACGGCGGCGCGGCGGTGACGGCTTCCAACATCCAGCAGTACATGGACTCGGTCGCGGTGCAGCTGATCCGTGGCACCGACAAGCCGGACCTGATCGTGGCGGACAACAACTACTACCGCCTCTACCTGCAGTCCCTGCAGTCGATCCAGCGCATCTCGGACAGCGGCTCGAGCATGGCTGGCGCGGGCTTCGCCTCGCTCAAGTACTACGGCGCGGGCATGGCCTCCGATGTCGTCCTCGACGGCGGTATCGGCAACGCGGCAACGGCGAACCACATGTGGTTCCTGAACACCAAGTACCTGATGTTCCGGCCGCATGCGGACCGCAACTTCGTGCCGATTGGCGGCGAGCGCCAGGCGGTCAACCAGGACGCCATCGTCAAGCTCATCGGCTGGGCGGGCAACCTCACCAGCAGCGGGCCGCAGTTCAGCGGCGTGCTGATCGCCTGAGAAGGAGGACCTAATCATGGCCTACTCGTTCACCGAAAACCGCGCCGGCATGCTCCAGATCGATCAGACCGATTCTGGCGTCACGATGGCGAACGGTTCGTCCGCGATCCCGACCCCGCCGCAGACGCTCGGCATGGTCGCTCGCGCGTTCGATCCGACCTATGGCGAGGGCGAGTTCATCCTCCTCCTCGGCGTCGCGTCGACCGAAGTCGGCTCGCTCGTCAGCTACAACGCGACGACCTACCAGACCGCGCTGGCCGCCAATACGGCGAACCTCGCTGGCCCGGTGGCCGTGGCGATGTCGGCCAACGGCGCTGGCACCTTCGGTTGGTATCAGATCGGCGGTCTGGCGGTCATGAAGAAGACCGCCGTGGCCGTCAACCCGCAGGTCGCGATCTACCAGTCCGCCACGGCGGGCCGGGTGATGCCGACGGTGGCGACGGGCAAGCAGCTGCTCGGCGCGCGCGCCGCCAATCTGGCGACGGTCGCGTCCGGTGTGTCGACGGTGATCGTCTCGATCAACCGTCCGCACAAGCAGGGCCAGATCATCTGACGACTAGGGGCGGCGGGTTCGCTCGCCGCCCCTTTCTTTCGAGGTACGCATGGCGCTGCCGTCGCGCGTTCTCAACTCCGGCGTCACCAGCCTCTCGACCGTGGCGATCTGCGGCGAGGGCGCGAGCGCCGTCTCGGCAGCAGGATCGACTTCCAGCGACGCGACGTCGCTCTCCAGCATCTACAACCGGATTTCCACGGTCGCCGCAGGCGCTGGCGTGAAGCTGCCGCCGACCGAAATGGGCGCGACGATCTTCGTCGCGAACGCGGGCGCCAACAACCTCATCGTCTATCCCTACGACACGGGCTCGACCATCGTCGGCGCGACGTCGAGCGTGCTGCTGCCGTTGGACTCAGCCCTGTATTTCGCGGTCTCCAACACGCGCTGGGAGGTCCTCCAGGGCTCGGGCACCATCTTGCCGGGCGGCTACGGGTCATTCTACTCGACCGACAACCAGACCGCCGCGCTCATCGACACGGCCTATCCCATCACCTTCAACAACACCTCGGCATCCTTCGGCATAAGCATCGGAACCCCGACCTCGCGCATCGTCGCCGCGCAGACCGGCGTCTACGTGATCGACTTCTCCGCGCAGTTCGACAAGACCGCAGCGGTCGCGGCGGCCGCCTACATCTGGCTGCGGGTCAACGGCGTGGACGTCCCCAACAGCGCGGGCAAGGTGTCGATCCAAGGGGCCGACGCCGAGACCATCCCGTCGTGGAACTACGTGCAGGCGCTCAGCGCGGGCGAGTACGCCGAGCTGGTGTGGTCTACCTCCGACACCAACGTCTTCATCGGCGCATTCGCCGCCTCCGCTCCGGTCCCGGCGATCCCCTCCGTCATCGTAAACGTGACCCAGATCGCATGATCCTCGCCGGCAACCTTGACCAGACCCTGCCGATCGTCTGCAATGTGGACGACGACGTCGTGCGCGCGCACGTGCAGGCGGCTTGCAAGCTGAAGCTGCCGTGGCTGGAGATGGTCGAGGCGCACGACCGGCCCGCCATCGTAGTCGGCGGCGGCCCGTCGATGCGCGCCCTGCGTCCGATGATCCTGGCGCTGCGAAACGGCGGGGCCGAGGTCTTCGCCACCAACGGAACCGTGCCGGTCCTGTACGCAGCCGGGATTTCGTCGGATCACCATGTCCTGCTCGACGCCCGGCCCGAAAACGTCGCCTTCGTGGAGGGGCCGAAGCCCCAGCACTACCTCGTCGCCTCCCAGTGCCACCCGGACCTGTTCCGGGCCATCGCGGGCCAATCGGCGACCCTCTGGCACCCGGCTTATCCCGAGATCGACGAGTGGATCGGCCACCGCGAGGCCGTGCTGATCGGCGGCGGCACGACGGTCGGGCTGCAGGCCCTATCGATCGCCTACGCGCTCGGCCACCGCAAGATCCACCTGTTCGGGTTCGACAGCAGCTTCTCGGGGGCTGGCGAGGGCCATGCCTACCCGCAGGAGCTCAACGACGCCGACGACAAGCAGGAGTTCCGCGTCGGCGACCAGCGCTTCATTGCCGCGCCGTGGATGGCCCGGCAGGCAATGGAGTTCCAAGTAGCGTGCCGTCAGTTGTGCGATGGCGACGCGGAATTGTATGTTCACGGCACGGGACTTCTCCCGGCCATAGCCGCCCAGATGGGCAAAAACTGAAAGGACGTCCCATGCCGATCCCCTCTCGCGTGCAGGCCTCGGGCAACTCGGGCCTCGCCACCACCTCCATCTGCGGCGACGCCTCCGGCCTCCTCACCGCGACCGGCTCGACCTCGACGGATGCGCTGCAGCTCTCGGCGGTCTGGAACACCGTCGCCACGACCGCTTCCGGCACGGGCGTCAAGCTGCCGCCGACCGAGGCCGGCGCTATGGTGTGCGTCTACAACGCTGGCGCCAACACGCTGAAGGTCTACCCGGCGACCGGCTCGACGATCAACGCCGCCGCCGCTTCCCTCGACGTCACGGCAACCACGCGCGTCCTGTTCATCGCCACGTCCGCGACGACGTGGATCTCGATCGCGGGCGCGTAAGATGCCGCTGGATAGCGACGAAGCAAACGCCGACGCCAAGCTCCATGTTGAGTTCTACACCAACAAGGAGGTTGGCCGCCCGTTCATCCGCATCATGGTGCCTGGCGACACGACCAACATCATCGACCAGCCCGTGCGCGATGACCACAAGGAGCGGTTTCCGCGCCAGTGGCTGCACTTCCAGATGCAGAACGAGAACGGGGACATCCCCGGAACGAAGCTGCAGGAATGGCACGACGCCGCTCCTTCTGACATCACCGATGCCCAGGTCGCCGAGCTGCAGATCCTGAAGTTTAGGACCGTCGAGCAGGTCGCCACGGCATCCGACGCGCAGATGATGCGCGTTGGCATGGGTGGCGTCGGGCTGCGGCTCAAGGCGCAGGCGTTCCTGCGGCTGAAGTCGGATGCCACCTCGAGCAGCGAACTGGCCGAGGCCAAGGCCAAGCTGGCGGCGTTGGAGGCACAGGTCGCGGCGCTGGTGGCCGCCAAGGACGAGGCCCCGCGTCGGGGTCGCCCGCCGATGAACGACAGGAGTGCCTGACATGGGCTCGACGATGGTTCAGCTTGTCCAGCAGGTGACAAACGAGCTGGGCGTCGTCAGCCCGTCGACGGTTGCGGGCAACACGTCGCAGGACGTGATCCAGATCCTCGCGCTGATGAATGCCAGCGGCTACGAGCTGCTCAAGCGCCACGATTGGCGAGAGCTGACGAAGCCCTACAGGTTCACGGTGCAGTATCTGGTCACGACCGGCACGTGGTCGACATCATCGGCTGCCGTGACTGGCATTCCCGACACCACGGGGCTTGATACGACTTACATGGCTGTCGGCACGGGCATCAACCAAGACACGTTCATCCAGTCCGTCGACAGCGTCACGCAGGTGACGCTGAATCAGATCCCGAGCTCTGCGGGCGTCGCCGCCAGCATCACGTTCGCCAAAACCAAGTACTCGCTCCCGACAGACTACGACGCGCTCGTGCCGCGCACTCAGTGGGACAAGTCAAAGCGCTGGGAGATGCTTGGGCCGGAAAGCCCGCAGCAGTGGGAGTGGCTTCTGTCGGGCTACATCTCGACTGGCCCGCGCATTCGGTGGCGCCTGTACGGGAATTACTTTCAGATCTGGCCGGCTACCACGACCGCCGAGTATCTGGGCTTTGAGTATCGCAGCAAGGGTTGGGCGTACTCGGCCGCCGGTACTGTCAAGAACAGCTTTACCGCCGACGACGACACATGCATCTACCCGGATCGCGTCGTCGTGCTGATGACCAAGCTGAAGTACTTTGAGGCGAAGGGCTTCGACACGACGGCAATCTATCGCGATTTCCTGCGCGAGCTGGAGACCGCAATGGCGCAAGACATGTCGTCGGCAAACCTGTCATTCGCGCCGCGCCCTGGCACGGTGCTGATCGGCTACGACAACATCCCAGACAGCGGTTATGGGTCCACCTGACGATGGCGCTCCCGGCACCCATCCTGCGAACCGCTAAGCGCGCATCGGCGCGGGTGGCATCGCTTCCTTCTCCCATCGGCGGTTGGAACGCGCGCGACAGCTTGGCGAACATGAAGCCAACCGACGCGGTGTCGCTGGAAAACTATTTCCCGACCGCGACGAACGTCGTGCTGCGCGGCGGGTTCCAGAAGCACGTCACCGGCTTTGCGAGCGCTGTCGAGACGCTGATGGCGTACAACGGGGCGACCGCGCAGAAGCTGTTTGCTTGCTCTGGCACCGCCATCTACGACGCAACGACGCCTGGCGCGGTCGGCGCGGCGGTGGTGTCCGGCCTGTCGAATGCGCGTTGGGAATACACAAACGTCGCGACGCCAGGCGGAAACTACATGTACTGCGTCAACGGTGCAGATAGCCCGCGGCTATACGACGGGTCGACATGGACAGCGATCACGGGCGCTTCGGTTCCGGCGATCACGGGCGTGACAACGACCGACCTCGACAACGTGATCCTGTTCAAGAACCGTGTCTGGTTCACGCAGAAGAACACGCTCAAGGCTTGGTATCTTCCGACGTCGTCCGTGGGCGGAGCCGCACAGTCACTGGACCTGTCGTCGATTGCGCGCAAGGGCGGCTATCTGCTGACGATGGGTGTGTGGACCATCGATGCTGGCTATGGCCTCGACGACAATCTGGTGTTCGTGACAAGCCAGGGCGAGATCATCATCTATCGCGGCACCGACCCCGCGAACGCGTCGACATGGTCGCTCATCGGCGTCTATGCGATGGGCGCCCCGATCGGCAAGCGATGCCTTGGCAAGTTCGGCGGCGATCTTGCCTACATCGCCTATGATGGCCTGTTTCCGCTGTCATCTTCGCTTGTCAGCGCACGAGTGTCGCCGCAGCGCGTAGCGCTGACGGACAACATTCAGGGCGCGTTCGCTGCCGCCACGACGGCTTATAGATCAAACTTCGGCTGGGAAGTTTGCGTCATCCCGAAGTACAACGCCATTTTGGTGAACGTGCCTGTGGCGGCCGGAAAGCAGCAGCAGTATGTGATGAACACCATCGTGCAGAGCTGGTGCAATTTCACCGGCTGGCCGGCTAGCTGTTTTGTCCTGCACAAGCAAGATCCCTACTTCGGCGGTCCCACCTATGTCGCCCGCGCATGGACCGACGATCACGCCGATGACGGCGCCGCAATCTCGGCTGGCGCGTTGCAAGCGTTTAACTACTTCGGCTCGCGCGGAACGCAGAAGTATTTCACGCGCGCACGTCCCAACCTGTTTGCTGACGGCCAGCCCTCGGTGTTCGTGGGCATGAACGTCGACTTCCAGGTCATCAACCAGGCGGCGCCGTTGTCCTACTTGGCCGCAGCGGCGCCCGTCTGGGACACAGCCGTCTGGAACAACTCGAACTGGGGCGACAGCACGATCATCACGCTGAACTGGCAGGGCGTGACGGGTATCGGATACTGCGGCGCTGTTAATTTTCGTTCTGCCAGCAAGGGGCTGTCGCTTGAATGGGCTTCGACGGACGTCGTGTTCCAGCAGGGCTGGGCCGGCGTATGATCGTCACCGGACCGGATGTCGGCCACTGGGTGATGGGACGCATTGGTGGGTTCTTTGACCCCGTTTGCATGTCGGCCATTGGCTGGAACAGCAACGGCGTACTGACCGCCGGCGCATCCTACCGCGACTGGAACGGCGTCAGCATTGAAGGCCAGATTGCCGCAGACAAGCCATTGACCCGAAGCTTCATTTTGGCGATCTTCGACTATCCGTTTCGCCAGCTGGGCGCTCGCAAGATCATCGCGACGACCACCGCGGACCACATCCGCAGCATTCGCATCTTGCATCGCCTTGGTTTTGCCGAGGAAGCGCGCCTGCGCGAAGCATCGCCGGGCGGCGACCTCTTGATCTACAGCCTGCGGCGCGAGGAGTGCCGCTTTGTTGGAGGCGTCTATGGGCAAGAGAGCATCGGCACCACCTGCGCCTGACTACGCGGGAGCCGCGCGAGCACAGGGCGCGGCCAATGTCGAGGCCGCGCGTGCCTCGGCCATGCTCTCCAATCCCAATATCTACGGTCCTCTTGGCACCCAAACGGTCACCTATGCGGGCGACGTGCCGACGATAACGCAAACCCTGACGCCCGAAGCGCAGGCCACGCTTGAAGCGCAACAGCGGGTCGATCGGCAGCTCGCGCAGCTTGGGGAGCAGGGCATCGGGACGGCGCAGCGAGCTCTTTCTACTCCATTTGCACCAAATCTTCCGCCAGTTCGGACGGATCTTGGCCTGTATGGCGATGTTGCGCGTGCTCCCGACATCACCGGCATGGGCATGGCGCGCGGCGGACCAGCCGCTCCGTCGCTGCAGGCTGGCCTTGGTTACACCGGAGAAATCTTGGGCGCGCCGGACCTGGCTGCAGCCGGCATCGCCCGTGGCGGCGTGCGTGCGCCGCGCCTGCAGGGCCGCTTGGAGCCCGTTGGAGGCCCGGTGCGCGGCGTATCGCTGACCGGGCTTGGGCAGGCGGAAACGGACGTTCTTGCGCCCAGCCTGCGCTCCAACATCGATCTGACCGGGTTGGCGGCCATGCCCGTTGGCGCCGGCGCAACCGCCCAGCAGGCCATTTTGGCACGGCTGGAGCCATCGCTGACGCGTTCGCGCGCGGCGCTTGAAAACCAGCTCGTCAATCAAGGCATCCCGCGCGGCAGTGAGGCCTACCGAGCGGCAATGACCGAGCAGTCGCAGCAGGAGAACGATTTGCGGTCGCAGGCTGCGCTGCAGGGCTTGAACCTCGACATGGCGGCGCGGCAACAGGGCTTGTCTGAGGCGACCGGGCTCGCGTCCTTTGCCAATCAGGCGCAGCTTGCTGGCTTTGGCGCGCAGATGCAGCGGCAGCAGGCGGCCAATCAAGCTCTTGCGCAGAACCAGGCGGCGCTTGCGCAGCAGGCGCAGATCGAAAACGCCGCACAGCAGCAGGCATTCAATCAGGCCGTCGCATCCGGTCAGTTTGGCAACGCAGCGCAGCTTGCGTCATTTGGAGCCGGTCTTCAGAACCAGCAGGCTTACAATCAGGCGGTCGCTCAGAATCAGGCGATGCTCGCCCAGCAGCAGCAAATGCAGAATGCTGCTCAGCAGCAGGCGTTCAACCAAGCGCTTGCGTCAGGCCAGTTCGGCAACCAGGCGCAGCTTGCGGCGTTCGGCGCAGGAATGCAGAGCACAGAAGCGGCAAACCAAGCGCTTGCGCAGAACCAAGCCGCTGCCCTTCAGCAGCAGCAGGCGGCAAACGCGGCGCAGACGCAGGCCTTCAACCAGGCGCTGGCCGCCGCACAGTTTGGCAACACCGCCCAGCAGCAGGCTCTGCAGCAACAGCTGCTCCTTCGCGCGCAGCCGCTTAACGAAATCATCGGGCTGATGGGCGGCTCGCAGATCCAAATGCCGCAATTTGGAGGCTACCAGCCGACGCAGGTGACACCGGCGCCCATCTTTGGCGCGGCTCAAGCGGCGGGGCAGAATGCGTTGACGCAATATGGCATCCAACAGTCTGGTCTTAACGCGCAGATGGGCGGTCTTGGCATGCTTGGCGCAGTCGGCGCTCGCATTGCCGCTCCTTACATCTTTGGGGCGCCTTCCGGCAGAGGTATTTTTTGATGATTATGGCGCAGCGCAAGCGCGCGGTGATCTAAGGAGCGACTGCAAATGGCCGTTTCTTTCAACCTGCCAGATCCGTATGAAGCGCAGAAAGCTGAAATTGCGCGTCGGCAGAAGTACGCGCAGGCGCTTGAGCAACAGGCTTTCCAGCCAACCGAGACGTATTCCTACCAAGGTTTCCAAGCCCCGATCCCAGCGACCGCAACACTGGCGCGGATACTCGCTGGCCTCGGTGCCGGATACATGGAGGGCAGGGCCGCGAGCGAGCAGCGCGAACTCCGCGAAGGCGACATCAAGAAGGGCCAGGAGTTCGCCGCCGCCCTGCAGGGCGCGAAGACGCCAGAGGAGCGCGAGAAGCTGACGCTGGAGGCGCTTGGCGGCACGATGGGCCAGCGCGCACAGGCGATTGCCGGGCCGATGCTGCAGATGACCGAAACTCGGGCCGAAGCCGAAAGGCGTCGCGCGGCTACTGCGGAGCAGAGGGAGGCCGATCGCGCTTTGCGTGAAAGCATCGCACTCGGTCAGCAGGAGAATGCAAGGCTCCTTGCTGGCGTAGCCGCCGCTGGGCGCGCTGATACGTTGGCTCTCAATCGCGAACTGGGTCTGGCCCGGCTTGACCAGCAACGAATTGAGAATGAACGCAGGGCGCAGGCTGATCGGGATCGCCGCGAGCAGCTGACGGCGCCAGAGCAACGGCAGCTGTTCCAGCAGGAAGACCAGATCAGCGCCGGGCAAAGCACGCTCTCGCTGCTTGCCGAGGCGCGCAGGTTGAGCGGCCAGTTCCGAGGCGGCGCTGGCGCGGGCATGATGGCTTACGCCGGGTCGCAGGCGCGCTCGGCCGTTGGTATGGCCCCGAGCGAGGAAAGCAACGCCATCATCAACTACGACAACCTCGTCAAGGAGCAGGCGCTCGCCAACTTGAAGACGACCTTCGGTGGCAACCCGACCGAGGGCGAGCGCAAGGTTCTGCTCGAGCTGCAGGCCAGCAGCGGCAAGACGCCCGAGCAGCGCGCCGACATCCTCGACCGCGCCGTAAAGCTGGCAGAGGACCGCATCCGGGGTGCCGAGGCGCGCGCGGAAGCCATCCGCACCCGCAGCTACCGCCAGCCCGGCGGCCAGCCCGCCGCGCCGACGCCTCCCGCAGCCCCGCAGCGCCCCGCCGCGCCGCAGGCTCCTGGGGCCGCGCCGGGGCAGCAGCCAGCGGGTGCTGGTGCAGGCCTGACGCCCGAGGAACAGCGCGAGCTTGAGGCCCTGCGCGCGCGGTTCCCGAGGGCTCAACGATGAGCGATCGCGAGGAACTGCTGGCCCTTCGGCGCCTAGCCGAGCTTGAGGCTCGCGCTGGCGCACAGCCGGCCTCCCAGCCTCCAGCCACCCCGCAGGCGGCCCCGCAGGCCCCGCAGGCGCCCGCTCCGCGCACGAACATGGAGCAGCTGGGCCTCGGCACCCGGGCGACGGCTCAGGGGCTCCTAGGGCTTCCTGGGCTCGTCTACGACGTCGCCGCCATTCCGCAGAACCTTCTGTCGAACGTGCCAGGTCTCGGGTGGATGCGCGCCAAGCCCGCCGCCCAGCAGGTCTCCGAGGCCGCGACCGCAGTCGGCCTGCCCGAGCCCCGCGACGCGGGCGAGCGCATCATGGGCGCGGCGATCCAAGGCGCGGCTGCGCTGCCGACCGGGTATGGCCTCGGCGGCGTCGTGCGGCAGCAGGCCGGGGCCGCCGGGCAGCGGCTGGCCGATGTCCTGCAGGCCGCGCCCGTGCAGCAGGCGGTCATGGGTGCCACGGGTGGCGCGGGATCGCAGGCGGCGCAGGAGGTTGTGGGGCCAGAAGCGAGCCCCACTGCGAAGGCCGTCGCCGGGGTCGCTGGCGGGCTTGCTGGTGCGGCCGTCCCGGCAGCCGTGTCCGGGCTTGCGCGCCGCACATTCGGCACCGTCGCGCCCGCGCCGGGCGTTCCGACCGCCGAGGAAACGAAGCAGGCAGCGCAGCGCGCCTACAAGGCCGCCGACGAGGCTGGCGTGATCTTCACGCCCGGTGCTGCCAAGCGCCTTCGCGAGGACATCGCAGAGCAGCTGTCGGACTTCGGCTACAACCCCGGCAACCAGCCCGGCACCGCGAACGTCCTGAAGGAAATTGACCGCATCCAGGACAACGTTTTCGCGTTCAAGGAGCTGGAGAACATCCGCAAGCAGGCCTTGAAAGTCGGCGGCCCGATGAACGAGTCGGATCGCGTCGCGGCCCGCAAGATCGTCAACGCCATCGATGATCTGGTGAAATCCCCGCGCGTCGGGACGTCGATCTTCGACAACGATGTGATCGCAGGCCCGGTTGCGCAGGCGGCAGGCATCAAGACCGATGTTGCAACTGCGTCGAAGATGATCTCCGAGGCTAGGGCGGCGTGGTCGCGCCTGATGAAGCACGGCGAGATCGCCGATGCCATTGAGCGCGCGCAAGCCAACGCCGCTACGGCGGGATCTGGCGCGAACCTCGAAAACACCATGCGCCAGGCCCTCAAGTCGGTGATGCTAAACAAGGAGGCCACGCGCGGCTTCACGCCCGATGAAATGAAGGCGTTGAAGAGTGCGGTCGAAGGCGACCTTATCCAGAACACCCTGCGCTTGTTTGGAAAGGCCGCGCCGACCGGCGTCGTCAGCGGCATTCTCAGCGGCGGCGGCGGCGCTGCAGTTCTTGGCCCCGCTGGCGCGGTTGCAGTTCCCGCTGTCGGCTACCTCTCCAAGCGCGCCGCCGACCAGATGGAGCGCGAGAAGGCGCAGCGTCTGATGGACATCATCCTTTCCGGCGGTCGCGCGGCCACTACGCCTTCCGCGTCTCAGCCTCGGGGCAACATCCCGGCGCTCATCAACATCCTGCAGCAGGGGATTTCTCCATGAGCTATAACGGTTCCGGCACCTTTCAGATCAACAGCGCCGGCCAGCCAGTCGTCGCTGGTACGGTCATCACCGCCGCCGCGTTCAACGCCCTGACCGCCGACCTCGCGACCGGCCTGTCCACGGCCATGACCAAGGACGGCCAGACCACGGCGACTGCCAACATTCCGATGGGCAACAACAAGTTCACGGGCGTGGCGGCGGGCACCGCAGGCACCGACAGCGTCAACCTGGCGCAGGTGCAGGGAAATGTGGCTTCGCTGGTTTCCGTCAGCGGCATCGACACCATCACCGGCTCGATGTCCCCGACGCTGACCGCGTACTCGACGGGCGCGATGTACTGGTTTGTTGCCTCCGGCACCAACACCGGCGCCGTGACGATGAACATCGATGCGCTTGGCGCCAAGGCGGTGACCCGCGACGGTTCCACGGCGCTGATTGCCGGCGACATCGTCAGCGGCCAGGTCGCGGTGATCGTGTACGACGGCACGCGCTTTCAGCTGCAGAAGGCCAATGCTTTCGGCACGTTGACCGCAACAACCATCAACACGACCAATCT